AAAAAAGAAATAGATAGATTAAACGAAGAGATACAGGTTTTGCATATAGAACTTATGCAAGAAAGAACTAAGAATGAAACTAAGAACGCTTGATTTATTTTCTGGTATAGGTGGGTTTAGTTTAGGTTTAGAATCAACTGGTTTCTTTGAAACGATTGGCTTTGTAGAGAAAGATAAATTCTGTCAAAAGGTTTTAAAGAAACATTGGTCCAACATTAACATTGAGGAGGATATAAGAAATGTCAAAGGAGAAAAGTACCAAGCAGATGTCGTTACAGGGGGATTTCCTTGCCAACCATTCAGCGTTGCAGGAAAAAGAAAATCAACAGCAGATGATCGTTACCTCTGGGATGAAATGCTTAGAGTCATTAGAGAAACAAAACCAAGATGGGTTATTGGAGAAAATGTTGAAGGCATTGTTAATATCAACGAAGGCATGGTACTCAGACAGGTGCTTAATGACTTGGAAAACGAAGGTTTCAAAAGCCAATGTATTATTATTCCAGCTTCAGGCATCGGTGCATGGCATCAACGAAAACGAATCTGGATTCTTGCCTACTCCAACAGCAATGGATCATATAGATCGCAAGGGAATGCGACCAAGCAGAGCAGCAACGAACAGAAAGACAGGTTATCTTTCGGAGATGATAAAGATGTACCCAACACCAACACAAGACTCAGCATCAGAGAGAAAGAAGAAATACAAACAGGGAGGAATGCCTTTGACAGTATTTATAAATCAGGGGAAAGACAATGGTGGGAAACTGAATCCAAACTTCGTGGAATTCCTGATGGGTTATCCACAAAATTACACGAAGATAGATCAAACAGAATAAGAGCTCTTGGAAATTCTATTGTACCACAGATCGCAAGACAAATTGGATTATCAATTATGGAGGTAGAGAATGGATATTAAATTTGAAAGACATTGGTGTATGCCAAGTCATAAAACATTTACTATTAAACCTTTTAAAGAATTAATAGCTGCAGAACTTGGATCTAATTATGTTGATCCATTTCCTTATCCATTTGTAAAAGATGCTATTGACTACCTAAAAACAATACCTGATAATTCAGTTGATCATTTAGTATTTGATCCACCTTATTCTCAAAGACAATTAAAAGAAAAGTATCATAGTGCAGGATTATCTTTTAATCATCCTATGAATAATTCTTACTGGTCAAATTGTAGAAAAGAAATATCTAGAATTGTTAAAAGTACAGGTAAAGTTATTTCGTTTGGTTGGAATACAAATGGCATTGGAATTAAACATGGGTTTAAAATAACTAAAGTTGTTTTAGTTGCACATGGCAGCCAACATAACGATACAATCGCAACAGTTGAGGTTAAGATTTAATGGCAAGATATAATTATTTCGTAGGTGGATTTGGCGACTTCTATTCCGAATGGCATAGAAATAAATGTAATGATATTGCTTACATAGATATTGATTCAGTTCCTATTTGTATTAACAAACCTTGTTGGAAACCACTAGCAGTTATTGAAACTGTATATGATACTGGTAAAAACTATAAGAAATATACTAATGTTGTAGAAGCCATAGCACAAGGCTTAAATATACCTTGTTTTTTACTATACTATAAACCTATACCAGATACGGATAGCCTAGAGTTCAAAGTTCAGCGTCTATACCCTATTAAAGGCGGTTTAAACCCTATTCTAGAAGAGGAGTGGTATTATGTTATGTTAGATTTACAGATACAGCATGATAAAGTGTGCAAACACAAGGTAAAACGTGGCTAAATATAAGCAACATATTAGAGTACCAACAGCTCTATTTGATTATGCTGGGTACAAAGGCTTGGCAGATAACAGAAAGCCTTATGCTTTAGCGATCATTGTAATGCTTTTAAAGTATGTAAATCAAAAGAAAGGCGAGTGCTTTCCTAGATACGCAAAGATCAGAAAGGATTTAGGATGCAGTAAAAAAACCCTAACCAATTACATGCACTTGCTTTCTACTGCTGGACTGATTAAAATTAGGCGGCTATCTTCTACTAACTTATACACAATTAACCCTATTCTACTAGTTAATGAAGTGTACGAGGTACAGGGGGTGGGGAATATGATACACATCAGTGGCGTACCTAATGCACATATTAATAAAACATATTTAAATAAACATATTGTATTAACTAAGAATAATAAAATGAATAAGGTAAATATAAATAAGATAGATAAGATAGTTAATAGTAAAGATATAGATAAACAGACTAAGATAATAGAACTAGCTAGTGTACCACTGCCAGAATTAAAACAATGTATAGATAAACATCCTTACTATGTACAAAAGGCTATTGAGTACCAAGAGCAAGTGGCTCGTGATGCAAGAGCTGTGCCAAAAATTGTAATGCAACAGAAGTTATCAGCTGCGTTGCAAACCAATGCCAAGAATAGATCAGCAGCATACAAAGCAAAGGTAGCATACAACAAAGCCAATAACATTAAACCTTGGGAGATGAAGAAGAATAAATTTTAATGATATGGCAGGATTTAAATCAAAGAAGATATTCTGTTCTGGTATGTCAAAGCTATCTGGAAAGCCATGTCAGGCAAAAGGATTTCCTACCAACAGCTTTAACAAGCATGGATTTCAGATTTATAAATGCAGATTTCATGGTGGTCAAAATACAAACTTCTATGGATTTAGGGACAGAACAAATAGAGGAGGGTATAACAAGCCAGGTTATACAGATGAGAAGAAGATTAAAAGCCTTGCAAGTTTAAAACAATTTAGAGATAAGCCTATTGAATATGTCAGACAATATTATCAAAGCCAAGCCAAGCCAAGAATTGATAGTCTTGGAAGATACAGTTCTAAATACAGTATTAGAGCAGCTATCCGAAGGAAAAACTCTAGCAAGTATAAGGAAGGAAAAGATCTTACCTTGCAGCTTGATAATGTTTTATCAATTCTTGAATCAAGAGGGAAACAAAGAAATCAAAGCCAAGATTGAGGAAGCCAGAAAAATAGGGGTCCAGAATATAGTAGATAAACTTTTAGATATTTACCAAGCCGATATAAATCAAGACACTCTAGATCCAAATCTTATTAGTTGGATAAGAGAAAAGACAAAGTTTATTCAGTGGATCGCTGGAAAAACCAGTGATTTGTACAGTGATAAAAAGGATTTAACTTTAAATAAAACTACCAATAATATTGTAGTGAGTTGGCTTGATAGTCCAGAACTTGAGCAGAAATATACTCAATATGAAAATATTAAAGAAGAAAAAAAAGAAATTATAGATCAGTAATTATCTAAACTTCCAAGCCATAACAAAATACAAAGCCAAGATAATAAATATAACTTCGTAAATGTTATAGCTTAAAAGCAATTCAATCATTAGATATAAGCTACGCTAGTTAATCATTATATACATGACTGTTATAATACCAATCATATTTACAAAGCCAAGTATAGCAGCCAAAGTATAATAAAAGTTTTTCATTGTGCCACAACCTCCTCAACTATTTTCCATTTTGCTTCATAAACATTATCACTCATTTGTTTATGACAATGTTCATTACAATAAACTCCTCCAAGCTCATCAATTACATAAGACTTTAAAGGATATTCCATACAGTATTCGCATTCATATTTAGTCATTAAGCATGCTCCATTTCGTAATTATCCTCTATTATTTTGTGAGTTAATAACCTTCTGTTATCTAATTCACACTCAATTAAACGCTGATATATAACTTCTTTTATGTCTTTTATTTGATAAGAATTATAAAGATCATATTGATTTAAAAGTTTTTCATCGTTCAATCGTTTTATATGTTCTTGCAGCTGTTGTATTGATGTCATTATGCAACCTCCTTCATTCTTTGTTTAAACTCTTTAAATGTTTCATTCATCTTCCATTTAAAGTTTTTTAAATAGTATTCTTGATATTCTTTGTATTTTTTTTTAGTCATAGTTATGCAACCTCCTTTGTTTCATCTTCTTTTAAATGTTCACTATAACAATCATCACAAAGCCAATATTTTGTATTGTTATATTTTAACATTACAGTTGAACAATTTTCATTACATTCATCGCAATGATTTTTGTCTAGTTTTTCATTAGTCATTATGCAGCCTCCTGTATTTTGTAATGAATAAACATATTTTCATCAAATTTTATTTTAAATGTATTGTCATCTATGATGATCCAATCAGCAGCTTTTTTAAAATAAAGCCAAGATCCACCCTCCAACATAATTGCATTACTTTGTAACTTTGCAATTTTTCTTGGTACATTTAAAAATTTAAAGTCTTTTTTAAAGTCATGTTGATAGCAAGTTAAAACAACATTATCTTTAAATCTTCTTTTTATATCAGCAAGATTTTTCATTAAGCATTTCCTCCCCATTTAATAACTTCATTTTTTTTGCAATTATCCTGATCTATAATATGGATTTGAAGATAATCATCTGGTGTAAATTTATCTCCAATCCAACCATTTTTATTCATAACTTCATGAGCTGATTGCATAAATTGATCTCCATATCCATATTGATAAGGAGCTGCAATCAAAGCATTATTTTGAGTGTTTAATATTCTTACCGAGTGATAAGTATTTCCATTTAATTTATCTCTCCATTTTTTAGAGTGTATTACGTACTTGATCATATTATAACCCTTTCAGTTGTTATTTGTATTAAATACTATCATAACCAATATGTCAATATAGTATTTGATCTTATATTTTAAGATCTCATTACCCTATAAAAAATATAGGGTAATAAGTTATTAAAATCCTTTCCAAACATTAACAAATTCATTAAATTGTTTTAAAGAATTTGGATTAAATTGTTGTATTCTTAAATTAACAAAGCCATTTTCTTTACCCCATTTATGAGCTTCTTCTAATTTAATTAGATCAGTTGTTTCAATAATGATCTCTTCCATATATTCAGGATTACCTTTTTTAGTACCCCATAAAATAAATTCAATCATTTAAGCAACCTTTCTGTTGAAATTATCAAAATTGAATTGGTTAATTTCTTCCTGATCCAATTCCATAACTTTATTATTTGGCACATTATACTCAGCTAAAAATTTGTTAATGTGCTTACTAGTTGTAGTGGACCAGAATTTTTTTGTTTTAAAAAATCCTATATGTGAATTATATCCAGCTACAGGTGTTTCATAGCTAAAACATAAAGCAACATATTCATTGCTTACAACGTTTAAGTTTTTACTTATTGTTTTTATTTTCATTGTATTAACCTTTCATTTATTGTTTAATAACCATATAGGCTATATTATAATTAATGTAAATAGATAAAATGAATAAAAATATTAAGCTATTGAAATTATTATGTTTTATTTTTAGAGTGTTATTTTATGCGATTAATTGAATTAGAGATGCTTAAAAGAAAAATAAGACAAATAGAAAAGATTAATAATAGAAAAGAAATGTCCAGGAATTAATCTTTGAGCATTGGACCAATAATAGATTTAAAAGTTATAACTAATTATTAGATCTAATTATTAAAACTAATTATCAACAGCATAATTGGAAGTTGTATAAACATAAACATTCAAGCAACCAATTAAAAACATTAAAGCATTTAACAATGTGTGATTGTGTTGGTAACTATTAAGATCAATTAATTATATGTGCGATTAAGTTCCTATTTATTAATACATCGCATCGATTTACATTGTGTGTATTTGTGTCGGATATGCAACAGTGTGATATTAATGCAACAGTATTATCAGCAATACAACCAATAATATATTTCCGATAATTAAACGTTATCGGAAGTATTGCGACAATAGATGATCTGTTCCTACAAGCTCGTGCAAATTCCTTAGCAACCTATGGCATAGCACCCATAAACCGCCACACATTTTATATATATATATACATGGGACTAGAGAACTCACTTTGAGCCACAGTCAGTTCACCACACAGAATCTTCGCCACACACAAAATCGCTAACTTATAATGGGTATATCCACAAACAACCCACCACCTTTTTTCTTTGCCTGACCAACCTTAATATAATATTAAAATACTACTAATAGTATATGAACAGATCAATGTACCAAGATGATGACGACAACGACTTTTATACAGCTAATGTAAAAGCAGTTGTTTATATTGAGAAAGATAATTCAATAACAGTTAAGTTCACAGGATTACAAAACAAAGAACACTCAGCAATATTTAGTTCTTGGTTAATGATGTTATTAAACATTGATAATGCAATCATAACTAACGAACAATCTAAGTCTATTCACTAATGACAACTATAACAGAAACAATAATTAACAGTGGTACAATACAATATAAGATTCCCTATTACCCCAGAGAAAAGCAAATTGAACTTCATTTTAATATGAAGAAATATCGCTGGTCAGTATTAGTCTGCCATAGAAGGTTTGGCAAAACAGTATGTATGATTAATCATCTACTAATGTCAGCACTACGTTCTACTAACAAAGCACCCAGATACGCCTACATAGCACCCACCTTCAAACAGGCTAAGTCTATTGCTTGGGATTATATGAAACAATACACATCATTAATACCTGGTGTTAAATTTAATGAAACAGAATTACGTTGCGACTTACCAAATGGAGCTAGAATAACATTGTTAGGTTCAGAGAACTCAGATGGATTACGAGGTATCTATTTAGATGGTTGCGTTATTGATGAGTATGCCAATGTACAAGGTAAGTTATTTACAGAAATTATAAGACCAGCATTATCAGATAGAAAAGGATGGTGCGTATTTATAGGAACTCCTCAAGGTACTAATAATAACTTCTATGAATTGTTTCAGCATGCACAAGGGGATAAGCAATGGTTTCATTATAAAGCTAAAGCATCGCAAACAAATAT